TATTATACCAATGTTCTGGTAACCAACGTAGTTGAGCTTGTTTAAATTTTAATCCTTCTTTTTTGTTACCTTTGCCTGTACTAAAAATATTATTAGCTTTTATGCCCCAACTGTTCCAATTGTAACTAATATGATCGTATGTGTTTCCTGAATCAGCCCATTCTTTCATTACATGCCTAAGCACTACTTGATCTACAAACCAATAGCAACCTTTTTCGAAAGCAGTAGTTAATCGTCTTGCAAATAAATTTCTCCAAGCTATTCCTTTATCTCCTGTGCCAGGACTTAAGGCACTTGCAATAAAAATATGTTGTTCTTTTGGTTTAGGCATAACACCTATGTTTGTTGTAACTTTTTCAAATTCAATCAAATGGAAACCGTTACGCAATATACTATCGCAATCAATTTGTAGTATTCTTTGTTTATGATTTGTAAATATTTCAGCCATACGTATAAATCTTACACTTGCTAGGTATGTGCGTCTTGCTATATAATCTAGATCAGCAGTTTTAAAAATTTGCATTCCTTCGCCCATCATGCTTTTATTTTTAGGCAAGTCTTTGTAAAACTGTTCGTTAGTATCTTCCCAAGTATATGTAAATTTATAAAGATTACTAATATTTTTTAATACATTATGATCAATATTACCTTCGTTAATAATATGACAATGTATATGTACCCAACCTACTGTTCTACTAATACTTTGCTGTAGAGCAAATCCATGTCGATCAAAATAATTATAGTCGCAACTAAAATATATTATATGCGGTTCGTCTCTAGGACACATATATCCTTGTATTTCAGGAAGTTTAAACATCTCTTGCTAGTCCTGGTCTATATCCAATAATGGCATTCTTTTCGCCTCTACCTATTTTTCTAATCATTCTATAGCCAAGTGGTGTAAGTATATTTCTAATACTGTCTGCATGAAATCCGTAACGTTGAGGATGATCTTTACATTCATATAAAATTATCGGCTTGCAACGTTCAATAGTTTTATAACCGCCTTGTGCAACAAAAGGTTCATATCCTTCTGCATCTATTTTAATAAAATCTACGTTTTCTAAATTATAAAAGTCTAAAGGCATAACAGGAATATTGCCTTCTCGTTGGCTAGGATTTACATGTGTACTAAAACTTTTATTAGTAGTTTTTATGGATACAGATTCTTCTCTAGCACCTAAACCTACAGGATATGCTGTTACATTATTACATCTATCTTTTAAATTATGAACCATACATTCATAAATTTTTGGATTAATTTCAAATGCATGTACATGCTCAAAACTTTTAGCTAATTGATATGCTGTTATTCCTACATGGGCTCCTACATCAACTGCTACTCGCCATTTAGCACAATAACTCATTGCTGTCATTAATTCTATATTTTGATAATTGTTAATATCTCCAGCGCCTTGTTTCTTTGCACTTTTTAAACAAATATCATTCTTTATAGAACGCCAACCGTCTATTTCATTATACATTATTTTCTACCTGATACTTAAATGTTATATCCCAAGCTAGTCCACTAGCAAATTCATCTCTTTTAAATTGACTGTGAGCAATATGTTCTAGCATTTCATTTCTATCAAATCCAAACTGTCCTTGCCAATGCTGAACTGCACTTTGTCCTAATACTTCAATTCTTTTTCCTAAACACAACGCTTCTACAACTGCCATACTATGATACGTAATAACTTTCTTTGCATTTGTCATAAGCGGCAAAATAGATTCAAAGCGTTGTCTACGTTTTCCTTCTTTTTCTCTTATAATTAATTTTTCTGGAAGACTATCATAATGTCGCACAGTGTCTCTACGCCACGTATCATAATCTTGTCCTAAGTATTTAAAGATATTACTATTGTTAGGCATTACTAAAAGGTTGTATTCGCCAGTGTCATTCCAATCTTGCCAAACCCTGTTGTCAATTTCAAGGTGTTGTATTCTACTATCACCTACTGGCTTACGTACTTTTGTATTCTGTAATGAATTGTAACTAACTCTATAATACTCTGGCGTTTTGTGTTTGTGATTGCCTATATATCCATTATCTAAATGAAAAAAATTTATGCGTTTATCTCTTGAAATTGTATCAAACACCCAATCATCAAACGGATGACTAAATGCTAGATATCTATCTAGTTGGATTTCTTCTGGACGTTCAATAGTAATAGTATCGTAATTACTGTATAAATTACCAAATAACTGTCCGCGTAATTGTTTTGATCTAGATGGTATTTGAAATTTATACGCTTGCATCTTCCATACCCGCAACTCTTAGTTTAACAACGTTAGTAATCTGCCATTGTTTTTGATCAAGACCTTTTAATAAGCCTAACCATTTGTTACGAAGTAATGCAAACTCATTAATGATCTTTTCGTAGTCAACAACGTCTGCTTCACCGTCAACATACTTTTCAACATCTCTACTAGACAAAGCACGTTGATAATTTTCAAGATATTTTTTAAAAAATGAACTACGCAACCTGCGTAGCTCAATATTTAGGTAATTTAAGATAGCTTCAATTTCTTGGAGTTGATTAAATCTATGTTCAACAATGCCGGGCATTTCTGCCGCGGCACGTTCAACGTTACCTTTTAGTTTTACTTCACTTCGGGCATCAATAAGTTCATCTTCAAAAAACTTTATCGCTGTGGGTATTTTGTTTATGTCTCTAGCAACTTCAGAGTAATATCCCATTTAATCTTCCCAATCGTCTTCATCATCTACATCTTCTTCGTCAAGATCTAAATAATAATTAATTGCTTGATCTAGAATATCACAACTGCCTAGTGCATCTCTAAATGTTTGATCATCTGCTCCATAATCAGCACATGTATCTACATAAGTTTCTGCGACAGTATCGATAGTCTTTTTATCTATGCTATCTTTAAACGTATTCCACATATCCACAACTAAACTGCTATCCATAATTTTCTACTCCTCGATTAGTTCGACTTCAGTTGCCTCTTCTACCGGCTCTTCATCTTGGGTATTTACCATAGGCGCAAGTTTCTCGTTGTATTCTGACATAATCATATTCATCTTGTCAGGATCCATCCACGCCTTACGATAATCAAGATGCTCTTCACCTTTAAGATCGATATACTTGAGTCTGTTACCTTGTTTTTCTAACAAGCCTTTCTTTTCGAAAAGTTCAATAAGACCACTATAAGGATTCATACCTGTTTCGTATGGAATCTTTACTTGTACGCCTTCAAACGGTTTTGCATAACGAGTTTTCATTACTTTACAACCTGCTCTAATACCGCGTACTTCACTGATCTTATTACCAGCTTCATCTTCTTTTAGTTTTAACTTTTTCATTGCAACAACAATACTTGATGCATAGATAAAGCCTTGTCCACCACTGATCTTGTCATCTGGATCAAACATATCTTGTGATGCATATGTGTGGTTAGTACATACTAGTCCTACGTTATAACTACCAATCATGTTAACAGTATTACGTACAAGTGATGTTAGTGCTTTAGGCTTACGACCCATATCACCTTTCATATCACCTTTGTTAAACTGATCAACATCTGTTGGAGTTAGTAACATACCTAATGAGTCAACTACAAACAATACTTTCGGACGATCTTCGTCGTTCATTGCTTTATAGTCTGCCATAAATGTACTTACAGTTTTTGCTACATCATCAATCATTGACATGTTTAGTTTAAGAAGTTTATCTTCTCCTGTATCAACGTCTAATGCTTGTAGCCATGATTCGTCAAGTGCATTCTCTGAGTCAATTAATACTACAAAGATACCTTGATCTTGTGCGTGTTTTACAATGTTACCTGCACAGAAATAACTTTTACCTGCGCCTGATTCTCCTGCAAACACTGTTACCTTACCTAATGGAACACCTTTGTGGAAGTCACCACTAATAAGATAGTTTAGTGCATATGAGCCTGTACTGATCCAATCTGTAGGATCGTTAAAGCCACTACTCATACCTGTTATACTTTTTGTTAGGTCCTTACGGAACTTACTAACATCAAATGATTTAGCCATAGTTTCTCCTTGTTAAAAGCTAGTAGGGGATTTCTCCCCTACGAATCTTGTTTATTTTATGATTGACGTGCTCTAATCATTGACAAAATGTCTTCAGCCTTACCTGACGGTGCCGCTTCAGTTGCCGGAGCAGTTTCTGCTACTGGAGCAGGTGCCGCTTCTGGTGCTGGAGTTGCTTGTGCCGCTGGTGCCGCTGGTGGTGTTGCTGGAGCAGGAGTACCCGCTCTATTTTGTGGATCACCTGTTCTTGCCGCCATTCCCGCTGGACGGAAATATTGACCAAAACGATCCATGTCATACGCTTCACCATCTACTGATGCTTCAAACATTTCTTTCATGACCTTTACTTCAACTTCTGAAGGTTGTTTCGGAAGGAAGTCACTCATGTTAAACAAGCCATTAGTTTCAATAGCCTTCATTTCAACATCTGTCAACGGACGCTCTCTACGTGCCCAATTAGACGTTGAATAATCAGCATATCCACCTTTGCTTGTTTTATTAAGACGGAAGTCTACACCAGCAGTATAATCTGTTGGTAATTCTTCCATATCCGGATCCATAAGAGCCGCTTTAATAATTTGGAAAATTTGTGGCCCAATAATAAACCTACGTACTGGATTCTCAGGTGTACTATCTTCATTTAACGCATTTTCCGTTACAAACCCTTGGAATACATACGAACGTTTCTTCCAATATTTTCTACCCATGTCTTCTAAACTTGGATCTTTAAACCATGCACGTACCTCATTTAAGATATCGCATGTTTGTCCGTACATTTCCATACATGGAACTTGTACTTGTACAGGACGTGAATCAGTTTCACCTTTAATTCCTGCAAATGGAAGTTTGATCATCAAACGTTCTTTCCAAAAGAAAGTGTTTGTATCATCTCCATCTGGAAGGAATCTTAGAGTTGAACTCTGTCCTTCTTGCATGTTCCAAAATGGGAAAATTGCGTTGTCACCGCCTGACGAACGATTGCCGCCAGTGTTTGCTTCTTGTTCTTTCAGTTTAGCTCTGATCTCTGCTAGTGTTGCCATAATATAAGCCTCCTTTTATTTTTGCCTTATAGCTGTATTGTATTGCCTAAATAATGCATTACTTTATATATAATACACTAATCTATTTATAAAGTCAAGTGTTTTTTTAACTTTATTTTGGAATTTGGTTATCTTAGTCCTGCTAATTGCTGGACACGAGCCATTTCCCTGTCTTGCCCCTTCAGTAATTCTGTGATTACTGCTTGAGCATCACCAATCTTTTCTTCGCCGTACTGCTTTTGTACTGCTGTCAAGACTGCTGTTTCACCCTTAGGAAAGCCATTTGTAGTATAATCGTACATACTCTTAATGAACT